TTATTCTCCCATGTTGCCGAGGAAGAGATCGCCCTGATTGCGAGCGATCACAGCCAGCCGCATGCGCTTGACGACCTTGTAGACGAACGCCAGCGAGATCCCGTGCTTCATTGCGATCTCGCGGTGGTTCCGTCCTGTCCATTCGTCGAAGATCTGCTGATGCAGCTTTGACGCCTGCAGATGGATACCCTTAGGAATATACAACTGCTGCCCACCCCAGACCGCAGCCATCTGCATCGCGACCTCCACACCGTGGGCTTCGGCGACCTCGTCGCTGACATGCAGCGTTTCTTTCGCTGACTTGGTGACGTGGTCAGCGAGTGCCTGGAGCAAGTCGCCAGCGGTGCTCGACTCTTTCATACAGCCTCCTGTGCGGCTCTCTGCAGCCATTGCTTCAGTTGCTCGATGACCTGGCTAGCCTGAGCGCCGGTCAGCCACTGCAATGCAGCAACACCAGTAGCACCTTTGACGAAGTTCACCAGGGCCTCTTCGGATGCATCCCGGAGCAAACCAGCATCTCTCAGGGACAACCACAGCGAGCGGATTTTCCTCGACTGGCCATCCTTCGCCCGTGGCCGCTTGCTGTCACTCTTTGGACGAACCTTGAAGCCCTTCCGCTTGAGCTGTTCCAAAACCTGCACCAGGTTTGGAACGCTCAGGTCTGCTGTCGATGTGACCCCGTCCAATGCAGGCATGCCAGAGAGCATCAGGCGATAGGTCTCGTCATCCATCCGCAGTTCGCGTCGTGCAACATGTATCAGCTTGATCAGGCGCAGTCGATTGGCATTGGACGGTGCAGCACTCATACGCCGCCCTCCCGGTTACCTGCGACAGGAACTGCAAGCTTCTCCAGTTGACGGACACGACTGACCAGCTTCTTCTCCACGGTTTTCTGCAGATTTGGCAAGGCCAGCGCCGCGCGACACTGCTCCAGGTTGAAGCCTTCCAGGGCGCGCAGGCGGCTTTCAGTATCAATCGCGCCGTACTCCCGGCCCGGTGGAATGAAGGGGTTCGCTTGCGACATGTCACACCCCCTGAGTCAGCCGAGCAACTGGCTGATGGCCAACTGCATGATGCAACTGGGCAGAGCGGCCTGCCTCATACCCGGCGTCACTGGCCACCTCGTCACGGGCCTTGAGCTTGCGGCGTTTCATCTTGGCCGTGCCGAGGTTCGGGTATTTCTTCTCCATATAGGCCTGTATCGCCTCGGCAATGTTGTCCTCGACTCCTGAGAATTGCTCAACCTTGGCAAGCACCGCGTCGATCCAGCCGTGTGCAAAGGCATCACCGCGAGCGACCTTTGTAGAGCGTTTGCAACGTTTCTGCGTTGCCAGGTAGTCCCGCCGCGCCTTCTGAAGCTGGCGCTCCAGGACCTGATAGGCATAGCCCGCCAGCTCAGGCGAAGCCCCGCAGCCGATGTAGACAAATGAAGCACCTTCGAACCACGGCGCACTGATGATGAAGTGCGAGCCGAAAGCCTCCGCGCAGACATGAGCGAGGCGCACCCGCCAGGCCGGTGGGTCACCGTCCGACCCGGCAGCGACCTTGGCTTCCCCAGCCATGCTGGCGAGAACATCCCCCATCTCCAGGTTGTAGACCTCCATGAGCTTGTGAGCCTGGCGCAAGGCAATTTCCGCCTCGTTTGGGTTGGCCCCCTTGCCCTTAGCCATTTCCAAGCATTTCTTGATCTTGTCGAGGATACGATCGTGATCCATATCACACCCCCGCCAACGTCAGGTTGATCGGGAGATACTGGTCAGTGTTGCCATGCCGCTTGTACACCCGGACATAAACGGCGGTGCCGTTCACCTGGATGGAGTCCTTCAACGCATCCATTGCGGTCTTCCACACTGGATCGTCGATTTCTACACGCAGCAGGCTGAGCACATCCTTCACCATGAGCTGGCCTTGCTTGTTTGCTCTGAACGCTCGATCAACCAGCACTCTTAGATGGTTGTTCGCCCCTTCTGACCAAGCACTGATGCATTTGTTGATCAGCTCTCGCGCTGCCAGGATTTCTTCGGTAAAAACAATGCGATCCGCAAACGCCCGTTCAATCTTGAACTCACCGTCGTAGGTGACGATTGAGACGTTGCCTTTCTTACCGCCGAGTTTGACTCCATAGCGCTCCGAGGATATGGCGATGAGGTCGGCAATGTCCGCCAGTGCCTTCTTCTTGAAACTTGCCAGCGAGTTGCTCAGTTGTTCAGCAGTATTGCCGAGATCGCGAGCAACACTGTCGCGGAGCTTGTCGTGGTCACGCACCTGGCTTTCGGGTACCAGGTGTCCCGCAGCGTTCATGACAAAGCCCGTCGGAATTACCAGGCCCTGAGCTTGTTGATTGTCAGCCATGAGTTGGCTCCTTGACTGGGGAAAAGGTCTTGCATCCGCAGCGCGGACATACGTTGTCGCTACGCCAGGACTCGCGTGGATGAGGCTGGCGATGGAGTTCAGTGAAGCCTCCAACCCACCGGCACCGCCTACACTTGAGCAGTTGGTCAGCCATCAATGCACCTTCCCGTCTGCTGGCCGGGTGTTCTTCTGATATGCCATCGCGAAACCTCGCAGCTTGGCTGCGGCAGTTTCACCATCTCCGGCGAGATACGCTTCACACATGGCAGCCAGGTCCTGGCTAACACGCTGGGAGATAGCGACAAAGTTGGTGTGCTGGATGTACAGATCGTTATAGCGATTGCACTCGGCCAACAATGCCGCGCGAAGTTCTTCGACGGTTTCTTGTGGCTCGGCTGCTGCTTCGGCCTGTTCCTCGTCGAGCCATCCGCTGTGGCGCTGGCGCTTCGACAGAGTCAATACGCGCTGCGCTTCGTCGGTGATGTCGCCGACCGTACCGATAGCACCAGTGGCCAACTCGGTGATGTACTCCAGCAGCGGCCCCGCTTCGGCAATTGCATGGCCGACTGACCAGGACACCACCTCACCGCCGTCAACCATGCGCGGAACCTCCTTACCGGAAGCGCCGCGGATAACCAGAGTGTCGTAGCGTTCAGAAAGGTTGCTCATTGATCCTGCTCTCTCACCGGGGTGAACCACACCACGCGCACACCGGCGATGGTGACCGTATTCCGCGTCTGTTTACCGACCGTTCTCCAACAGGCGCCTTGCCATTGCTGCCGGAAGGCAACGGCAAGCGAGTCAGCGCTCTCCGCTTTGATGAAAATTGTCAGGTCGAGGACGACAGTGGCTTCAATGCGCACGCCTGCAGTACGCAAGCCGCGCGACACTGAATTGACCGCTGCGAGCTTCTCGGCGAGTTCCGGCGTCAGTGTGTTGCAGGCCGGCGATGCCTGCTCGATGGAGGCGCTGGGAACAAGGCGTAGCCGCCGAGCAGTATTGGTCGGGTTGGTGGTGGTCATTTCACACCCCCCGCACAACATCATCGGTCACGACCGGTACGCCCAGGGTCGCCGCGAGGTTCAGCGCAGCAGTCATCAGGTTGCCGATAGCCAGCGGATACAGCAGCGATACCTTCTGCTCACGCCCACCAGCCCGGACAGGCTGAGAAAGCCGTGCAGCGATGGCGCTGATACCTGATTCGTCGATTACCTCGGCCAACGCCTTGCCCGCACCCTTGAAGCGAAACGTGAGGAACTCTTCCAGGCGGTTGCCTTCCACCGGCCCCAGGGTGACCCGCTCGCAGCGCTGCACAACTTCTCGCACATCAGCATTGCGCTCGCTCAGCTTCACCCCCAGTTCTGGCTGCCCGATCATGATGATGCTGACCAGCTTGGTGAAGCCGATCTCCAGTTCCAGGATGCGCTTGAGATGCTTGAGGGTTGGGATCGGCAGGCTATGGGCTTCTTCGATAACCAGGCAGTGCCGATAGCCAGCCGCGTGCGATTCTTTCAATGCACGGTGCAACTGGGCGAAGCGCGCTTCCGGGCTGCTCTTCGGCTTCTCCAGGGGAGCAACTGCAGCCATCATCGCTTCGGCGATGTGGGTGCTTTTCAGCGTCTTGCCCCTGGTGTCGTTGTCTTCCGAGGCCAGGACATAGGGCTCGATGATGATCACCGGGTCGTTGTTCTCGTTGATGCGGTTCACCAAGTCCCGCCGCAGCGTGCTTTTGCCCGCCCCGGATTCACCCTCGACGGCGAGGAAGCCGCCGTGCCGCGCGGTCTGATACATCACCTCCCGCACATAACGGATATCAGGGCTGACCCACATATCTGCTGCGCTTTGCAGCTCGTCGAAGGGATCGCGGAACAGGCCGAAGGCCTTGCGAGTGGTTGGCAGCAGCGTTTGCTTTGGCAGTAACATAGGTTCGTCCTCCCCGGACGGCTCTTGCGAAAGGGCCGGATCTGCTGTGTTGGCGCACGGCAGGTCCACTTTTTCAACTTCTTCAAAGGCGTTGGCGATATCGGCGTCGTTGACACCGGCAGCGCCCAGGAATACCGCGATCCGAGCTTTCAACTCGGCCTGATCCAGGCTGCGAGGCCATTGGTTGTGGTTCACCAACTGGGCGACCGTCGCCGAACTCAGCCTGAGCGACTCGGCCAAGGCCGACTGACGCTGGCCGACATCGATCAGGACTTGCTTCAACTTCAACATCACTCACCTCCTGCCGCCGCCCGAACCAGGGTCAGGGTCAGCGGCGTGCGGGCGACCTCGACAGGTCGTTTCAGCTCTGCCTCGACGACATCGAGCTGGTCTTGAGGTACTCCTTGTGGGTACCGCTGTTGCAGCCACCCGAAGGTTTCGGATGACCAGAGAGCGCCGAGCCGAGGCCGCAGGATCTTGGCGGCCTCAACGTGGCTGTATGGCTTGAGTTCGATATCGGGCGCATTGACGTCGAGGCTGGTCCCGCAACGCGGCAGGTAGGCCGGCAGCACGGTGTCGGTGACATGCTTGTGCGGATCGATCCGGCCACCAAACGGGACGGCCTTCGCCTTCCGTGCTGCTTGAGCACCCGCCTCACAGGTGGTCCCGGTCGCCAATTGCTCCAAGACTTTGCGCGACACCTGAGCCGGCGTCTCGGCATGCCGCTTGTACTGCTCACCGATGATTGCCGAGGTCTGCGCGAAGCCATATTGGTCAGCCCCAATGCGGTCGATAACGTGGTACTGCTCTCGACCGTCTTCGCCGACCAGGACAGCAATCGCGGTGTCTTGATCGCGCCAGCAGTTGCGGGTGATCAGCAACTTCTCGCCGACCATTACACCTGGCACCTCGCGAACATCGAACTGAGCGCCACGGAACGGCACCCGCAGCAGTTTGGTGACCGTGCGCTCTTCCGGAGTGCTGACGGCTAGGTCACGGCAGACCTCAACAGACGGCGCAAGGCGCAACTGGTCGGTGGTGATCAACTGCCAGACTCCGTACCGCGTGCGACGAGTCCGGGTGTGGATCGAGGTAGCGTTGTAGTAGCGCATCCACTTCCCAGCCCATTCGTTGATCTGCTCCAGGCTGGCTGCGGGTTGGAACTTCAGGGCGCTTTCAAATTCGCGCTCAACGATGTTGTGAGCTTGCTCGACCTGGCCCTTTGCGCGCGCATTGCCGACCTGGTTGATGATCAGTTCGATGCTCATCGCGCGGCATAGATTGCGGAATAGCCCGCTTGTCATAGCTGCACCGGGGTCGGTCATCAGCATCCAAGGCACCCCGTGAAACGGGTCCGCTTCGTGGCGCTTCTGCATCGCGTTGATCAGCACGTTGCACAGGTTCTCGGCGGACTCGGCTCCCAGCACGTATTCCAGATACAGTGTGCCGCTGGTGTGGTCGGTGACCACGTACCGCCACAAGCGCTGGCGCTCGATCTTCTTCAGGTTGCCCGGCTTGCCGTCATAAAACTCCGCCTTGTCCATGGCTTTAGCGCCATCGTCCGCCAGGTAGAACTGCGTGGAGATCGAGGCGTCGATCTGCCAGACGTGGTTTGGATGCTTGCTCGCCAGCGATACGGCTGGTGCGTCGTGCAGTAGTTGCTCCGGGTGCAGCTTGTATGCTCGCAGCGCGCGGGCGATGGCACCGTTGCTGAGGGGCTTGAACTCGCCAGTCGTTTCGTCAGCCCGTCCGGCCAGGATCATGTTGTTGCTGCGCAGGCGTTCGACGGCACGTTCGATTGTCGAGAGCTGCTTGTTGTTGGCCCGGATGGACTCCAGGAGCACGGCGGAAATCAAGCGGGCTTCCTCCAGGGGAAGCGCGCTATTCCCTGCATCGCTACGGCGCTTGCGCTGATTCCTCACGGACACCTCCTTGAGCTTGCGCTGAAGGGTCTGAACCGATACGCCCAGCTCTGCCGCACCGGCTTTGTACACGGCGGTACGCTGACCATGCGGTGCCTTCGCAGCACGCTCCGCAATCTGGCTCAGAAGCTGGATCTCGATGGGCGTCATGGTTCAGTCCTGCCCCATCCAAGCGGGAGCACCGTCCAGCTCGGCGGGCAAGTGAAACTCGCTGCGCACCTCAGCCAAAGTGATCTCCAACTGGCGGATCAGCCCGGCTGCGAACACGCGCTGGTCATCGCCCTCAGCGCTGCCCAGCTCTGCAAGTTTCGAGATCCCTTCGCGCAGTGCCCCACGGATCTTGGCTTCAGCCTCGAAAGCAACTGCAGTGGTCTCCAGACGCAACTCCGATACCGCCTCACTGGCTGGCAGTGCCTGGATGCGCTTGCGCAGCTTCTCCAGTTCCTGCCTGGTCTTGTCCAGGTCGTCGGTCTTCTTGGCCATGACCTCGGATTGAGCCTCATAATCGGCGTTCACGTCGTCGAGGCGCTGGGTCAGTTCTTTTTTTTCCTTGGCGTGCTTTGCGATGATCTCTTCGGCCAGATCAACGAAGGCGTCTTTGTCGCCGGTCTGAGCGACCTCAATCAGGGCAGCTTTCTGGTCATCGGGGAGCCGGCGGTACTGACGCATCTCGCGGTAACCGATGCCCATGCGAGACATGGATTCAAGGGCTTCTTCGCCAAATTGACGCAAGTTAGCTATCGCTTCGTTCGCATGCTCAGGTGTCCAGCCAAGGACATTGCAGAAATCCGCCCATGTCCCTGAATACTCAAGACCGTCTTGACACCTCTTTCCTCTAAGTTGTTGATAAAGTTTGTTTTCTTTTACAAAAGACAGTTTTGAAATCAAGACGGTCTTGGAAAATTTGGAGAACGCCTCTGCCATTTGAGCCTGCCCGAGAAGCTGATTCAGCAGATCACGCTCATCGCTGTAGGAGCCAAGCATTGTCGCTACGGCATTCTGATTGGCCGTAAGCATCTCTCCATCCAAAGCAGGCAATTCAATAGGTTGGCTTGTAGAGGCTTTAGTGCGCGCCATATCGATCTCCTTAGTTCATCGAGCCAGCGGCAATGCGCTGAGTGATTTCCTGCATCCGGCCTTGCAGTCGGGCCATGTGTTCCGCGTGTGCCTGGGCGATCTGTAACGCCCCGACCGAGTGGGCAAAGCGCCCGTTGTCCAGCTTCACCGCCAAGCCTTCCTCAATGAGCGTCTGCATGGCGCGGGTGATGTTGCTCGGACTATCTCCCGTCAGTTGGGCCAGCTCTGTGTTGCTCAGCCCGGTGACTGTGTGGCCCTTGAGGGCCTTGAACACGCGCAGTACGCGCGCAGCAGCAGAGACGGTGCGGCTCATAGCTGCCCCTCCAGTTCGAGTTGTGGTTGTTGGCTTTGCTTGACGTTGCCCTGGTGCCATGCCAGTCCTTCCATCGCCGCCTGGATCGACGCCAGTGTTTCGTCGGCATCGCTGCGCTGAGCGTAAAAGGCAAGCAACTTGCCTGCGGCAGTAGTCAGCAGCTCTTGAAGGGCCTGCATGTCCTGCGCTGAGCACTGACGCCCGGTCGGCATGTCGATTGTCAGGCGCCCGGCGCTTGCCGCGATCCAGCGTGTGACGTAATCGCAGCCACAGGCCTGCTCGTAAGGTCGGATCAAATTCGCCGGCATACGGCCGCTTTGCAGCCATTTATAGAGTGCCCAGTGATCAGCCAGCCCCATCTGATCTGCGATGCGCTCGACTCCCTTGCCGTGGTTCTCGCGCGCATAGTCTTTACACAGTTCCAAGGCATGGCGCAGAGAGGTTGGTCGCAGGGCTTTCCAACGACGGCGGCTCATTGGAGGGCCTCCCGAGGAAACCTTTCCAAACAAACCCGCGCTTTGCAGGTAGGCAAAATGATTTCAGCGGGTGCAAACTTTTGCTGTAAATTGACAGCCGAGGTCACCGATGGACGTGCGAGATTTCGAAGAATTGGCAGGCCGGATTGAGGGTCTGGCTCGATGCGTGCTGATCCTGGCCGGAACACTACAGCGCACAGGTCAGCTGGATCAGCAGACACTGCAAGCGGATTTCCGTATTGCTGCCGACAACCTTGCATCGGGATCGACTGCGAGAACGTTGAATGAAGTAGCCGAGCAGCTTCTGACGGACCATCGACTCCTACGGACCCTGCGGAAATGCCCATTGTGCGAATGACGTCCATCAAGCACCTCATGCGACCAGTTGCTCGACGGATAGCTTCATGCCCAGTTTCAGCGCGATCTCATGGCTTTTGCCCCTCGCGCCTTTGAACTGGCCACCGATTACGCAATAGACCTGGTGCCGTGTATAGCCATTGGTTTCAGCCCAGGAAGAGATGGAAATGCCTGCTGCCGTGAACAATTCACGGACCCGATCACCGGTGTAGGGCTTGCGAGTAGGTAGCGGGTAAGGAACGTTCATAGGAGTGGGTCCTGTGTGCGTCTTGATTGCTAATCAATTGTCGTGTGGTGCGCAATTGATTGGTGTGTTGTGATTATTGGGACTTTAATGTCCCCAAGTCAAGGGGCTTTTATGTCCAATGATGTAGGTCGGCGCATTGCCCAGCTTCGAGGGGAGATGAAAGTCGGCGACTTCGCGGAGCGGTTGGGCGTAAACCGTAAGACCATTACGAGGTGGGAAGCGAACGACGCTTTACCTGACGGATCGTCGCTGCTGGCGTTGCACTCGCAGTTCGGCGCTTCACCCGCCTGGGTTTTGCTGGGAGACAGCAGCGAAGGCGCCAGCGTCCCATTGCCAGCAGAAGAGATGTTGCTGTTGCAACGGTACCGAGAGAGCCCGGTTTCACTTCGAAATGCGGCACTACGTGTTCTGCTCGGGGAGGTCCCGGAAACCTCCCCGCGTAAGTTCAAGGATGTCGGGCAGTACATAGAAGGCTCTGTCAACCAGGCCGGTCTGACTTTGAATGTGGGTGGTAGTAAAGGGAAGAAGTGACCATGAGCCAGGACTTTCATGGCGGTGTAGGCCAGGTGGCCGAAGGTGATATCAACAATTTCGGCGGTATCAACATTCACTTGGCGGACAAGCGTGAAACCCGAGGCCTGGTTTCAGCGCAACGACAAGAACTGCATGAGCTGCGAGCTAAATGCGAGGAGCTCGGAGATGATCCACGGGATGTCTGGCGTCAAGTCCACGCCCAGCTTGGGGTGCGCAGTCTCAACGAAATTTCTGCCGAGCGGTTCGCCGAGGCTCGCTCTGTCATGCAGCGCAGGCTGGAGCATCTCCAGGAAGATGCTGACAAGCGCCGATTGATCGGTAAGATCTTGCGCACCACTGATGAAAAGGATGCTCGCAAGGAGCTGAACAACTTCTGTGATCGACGCTTCGGACGCACCCATCTGGGGAACTTCGCACGGGCTGATCTGCAGGTTGTGCTGGCGTTTGTTCAGGACTTCACCGTCAGGCCTGTTGTGCAGCCCTCGGTGGTACCTGTCCAGACCCAGCTTTCTCCAGCAACACCAGGAAGGTTAGAGCTTCGTGAGTTCCTGACGGTCTACCGTGCGAATGCTATCGGTCTTTTTGTCTTTGGTCTGATCGTAGGAAAGTTCTGGTTTTAATCAAAGGGAGTGTGTGATGAGGAAATGGAGTGCCGTTCTGATAACGCTCGCAATTGCTGGGTGTGGTGAGAAAGTCCCAGAGCAGTCGCAGTCATCAGCGTCTGTTTTTACCGTAGAGACCAAGGATGACCTGGTGCGAAAGGCGCTACCGGCTACACGTTTGGCTTGCCCTGGGCTGGATCGCTACGCGAGCCAATTTGATAACGTCCGGGTCGAGAAGCATTTTCGAACCAGCATCGTTTTTCACATCCCAGAGGACAGTACGGTTCCAGAAAGCTACAAGGCTGGCGGGCAAAACTGTTTTGTAGAAATCGAGGATGATCGCAGTGCGATTGTGGTCGAGAAACTCGCCTGCAAGTCGGTATGCCTGGACAAGCTGAACGTCCCAGATGGGCAGCTAAAACTGGAGCTTGCATCCGACGACGAAGTGAAGCGGCGCGAATGCCTGACCAGCTATGACTATGATCCTGCCACGAAGACCACCTTCGAGTTGCCGCAGCCAGCGCACTGTGCCAAGAGCAGCACGGGAACGAACAACGGCTGATCTCTTTAAACCCGATTAAAAGCGCTTCCTGCCCACGCCGCCGATTATGTTTCGGCGCCGACCTGGCGCCCAACCAGCAGGAGGCGTCATGCGATCCATCACCACCCCGCGCGGCATCCGTAATCACAACCCCGGGAACATCCGCCACGTCAAAGGCACCCGCTGGCAGGGCATGTCGGCGAACCAGAACGATGCCGAGTTCGTTCAGTTCACCGATCCCCGCTGGGGAGTCCGGGCCATCGCCCGCACCTTGATCACCTACCAGGACAAGCATGGTCTGCGCACCATCCGCGCAATCATCGGACGCTGGGCTCCACCCAATGAGAACAACACCGAAAGCTACATCCGCAATGTGGCCAACCGCGTGGGCGTTTCGCCTGACGGACGTATCGATGTGTACGATTTCAAGACCATGGTGGTCCTGGTGCAGGGCATCATCGGACATGAAAACGGTACCGGCCCACTCCCTGGCGGCGCCTGGTACGGCGAAGCGCTGATCAACGAAGGTCTGCAACTGGCCGGCATCGTCCCCGACGCCTACCACGGGGAGCCGGTATGGAACTGATCGCCAACTGGCGCCGTTGCTATCGCCTCTACAGCATCCAGCTCGGCCTACTGATCGCGCTGTTCGGCTTCCTGCAGATCAACGTGTTGCCGATGTGGGAAGCGCAGCTCTCGGACCGAGCCTATGCGGTGCTCAATAGCGCACTGGCCCTTCTGCTGTTTCTCGCCCGCTTGGTGAAACAAGGACCCGACCAGGACGTGCCATCGTGAAGCTGCGGCTGCTGTTGCCGCTGCCACTCACCTGGCTTTGTCTCCCACCCACCGCCGCTGGCACCTGGTTGACCTGTGCGACCAGGCGCCCCCGAAGCGTCCGTAATCGCTGGAGACGCAAACATGGCCGCGTTTGATTTCTTCTCCCTGCCGACTGGTCTGGCCTGGGCGGTTGCCGCCTGTGCCCTGAGCGCGGGTGCAGCGGGGTCTTTCGGGTACGGGCTGGGAGATCGCCAGGCTGCAGCTGCAGGCGCTGCAGACCTGGCGGATCTGAAACGGCAATACGCGGAGCAGGCCCTGGCCAATGGGCAGAAGAACCTGGATGACCTGCTGAACGAGCTGCGCCGCGCCAACGACGCGGAAGCCCAGCTCTCGCAGGCGAAGGTCCAACACCAAAAGGAGCTGGAACAGCTCCAGGAGCGAATCCCCAATGTCACTACCGTCTACCTTCCGGCGCCTGCGGCAAAGCCCGTGGCAATTCCTCGTTGCGTGTTCACTGCTGGCTGGCTGCGCGACTACAACGCCGCCCTCGGGGTGCCAGCCACCGCCCCGGCCGCCGCTGCCGGCCGCGCTCAAGCAGCGACCAGCCACGCCCCCGGCACTGACGCCGAGCTACTGGAAAGCGGCATCACTCCCGCCGACATCCTTGCCCATGCCCAGGACTACGGCCTGTGGGCTCGCAACAACCTGGCGCAGCTCAATGCCTTGCTCGACCTTGAAGAACAAAAGGACTGACCGCGTATGGATGTAGCTGATCAAGCGCAAGACAACGACTTCACCGAGGCCGCGCTGGAGGCGCACCGCAGTGGCCTGCAGCGTCGTTCGGGACCATCCGCATACCGCTGCGAAGAATGCGGCGATGCGATCCCGGAAGATCGCCGTCAGGCCGAGCCGGGCACCGAGCACTGCGTTGAATGCAAGACCGCCCTGGAAGATCTGCAGAAACGAGGGATTCGATGAACCTGAACGAACTCGACTTTGGCTTCCAGACCGTGCAGTGGGTCGTGGTCACGGTGATCGGGATCTACACCTGGATGACCAATCGCCAGGCGGCCAGTGCCCAAGAAATGCTGGAACTGCGCACCCGCATAGTGGCCCTGGAAGAACGCATTCGACACCTGCCGGATCACGCAGCCATCACCGAGCTGCTCGGCGACATGAAAGCGGTCCGTGCTGAACTGGCGGGCGTGCAGGCCATCGCCCGCTCCGTGGACCGGATCAATGACTACCTTCTGCGAGAAAAGACATGAGTCAATACGCCGAATTTCTGCGCCATGACATGCGCCTTGTGATCCTGCGTTTGCTCGCTGAAATGCCTGCGTACCGTGCCAACAGCTCTGTGCTCAATGCCGCGTTGGACAGTTATGGGCACAGCATCAGCCGCGACCAGGTGAAGACCGAACTGCACTGGCTGGGTGAACAAGGCGCAGTCACCCTGGATGACATCGGCCCGGTTCTGGTGGCCACTCTGACAGAGCGCGGCCAGGACATCGCTGCTGGCCGCGCCCGTGTGCCTGGCATCAAGCGTCCGGGAGCCTGACATGGCGGGTAAATCCTCAGTCAGTCGGCTGCCGCCAGTGGTCAAGGCATACCTGCAGAAGCTGTTGCGCGAAGACCGGATGACCCTCGACGAGATGATCGAGGATCTACGCAGCCGCTTCCCCAACGAGAAAGTGCCGAGCCGGTCTGCACTGGGCCGCTTCAAGGTCGGCTTCGAACAACTCACGGAGAAGGCTCGTCAGCACCGCGAGCAAGCTGAAGCCTTCGTCGGCGCCCTGGGGGAAGACTCAAGCGACAAGACCGGCGCTCTGCTGGTTGAGGCCATTTCAACGCTGACATACCAGGCCGCCATGGGCGCCCATGAAAAAGACGAGGTGACCATCAAGGAGGTAGCCACGTTAGCCAGGGCGGCGAAAGCGACCATGGAAGCCAGGACCCTCAGCGTGAAGGAGCGCCAGTTTATCGAACGTGCCGCTCGCGAACGTCTCCTGCAGGAACAGGCCGCCGAGCTGGACAAGGAGGTCCGCAGCGGTGGCATGGACGAAGAGCAGGCCCTGTTCTGGCGGCAGAAGTTCCTCGGGGTCAAAGTATGAGCGCTCCGGTGGTGAAGCCCAGCACCAGCACCGTGCGCGTCGTTGAATGGGACGAACTGCCGGACTCCGTTCGATCGATCCCTCAAGGCTACAACCCAATCACCGAAGGCCTGCTGATGTCGCACCAGGCCGATTGGCTGGCCATCGACGCGCAGATCAAGCTGTGTGAGAAAGGTCGCCGCACCGGCATCACCTTCGCCGAAGCCCTAGATTCGGTGATTACCGCCGCGTCCCGCAAGAGCGCGGGCGGCATGGACGTGTTCTACGTCGGTGACACCAAGGAAAAGGGTCTGGAGTTCATCGGCTATTGCGCGAAGTTCTCCCGCGTCATTGCCGAGGCTCAGGCATCGGGTGTCAGCGAGATCGAAGAGTTTCTGTTTGAGGACCAGGACGAATCAGGCAACACCCGCCAGATCAATGCCTACCGCATCCGCTATGCCTCCGGCTTCAAGATCGTTGCACTGTCGAGCAACCCTGCGAACCTGCGCGGTCTGCAGGGCAAGGTGATTATCGACGAAGCGGCCTATCACCGAAATGTGTCTGCCGTGCTCGATGCCGCGACGGCATTGCTGATCTGGGGCGGTCGTATCGTCATCATCAGCACTCACAACGGCAAAGCCAATGCCTTCAACGGCATGATCAAGGACATCCAGGAAGGCCGCTACGGGGATGCCGCCGTGGTCTACAAGGCGACCTTTGACGACGCTGTCGCCAATGGTCTGTACGAGCGGCGTTGCATGATGCGCGGCGAAGAGCCCACCGCCGAGGGCAAGGAAGCCTGGTACAAGAGCATTCGCAACGCCTACGGCCCCCGCAAGGCGCAGATGCGCGAAGAGCTGGACGCGATCCCGCGAGACGGCAACGGTGTCTGCGTACCGGGTGTGTGGATCGAGGACGCCATGCGTCCTGACCGACAGGTCTTGCGTCTGGCCCTGGACGAGAGTTTCACCCAGCAGGCGGTCTATCGCCGCGAGGCTTATATCGAGACCTGGATCGAGCCGCATCTGCTGCCGTTGCTCAAGCAGCTAGACCCTGAACTGCGCTGGTACCTGGGCATGGACTACGCCCGCCACCGTGACTTCTCGATCATCTGCCCAATGTCGGTTGACCAACAGCGCCACCGCGATGTGCCGTTCGTGGTCGAGATGCACAAGGTGCCCACACGACAACAACAGCAAGTGCTGTTCACCATCCTGCGCGGGTTGCCCAACTTCATCAGCGCGGCCCTGGATGCCTCGGGCAACGGCGAGACACTGGCCGAGGACACTGCAGACGAGTTCGGACATGAGCGTATTCACCAGGTGAAGTTGTCGCGTGCCTGGTACGGCGCCTGGATGCCGCGCTTCGTTGGCCTGTTCGAAGACGGCACCATCACGTTGCCCAAGGACGACTCGTTACAACAGGACATCCGCGCCATCGAAACCGTGGATGGTATCCCGATGATCGTCAAAGCACGCCAGCAGGACTTGAAAGACCCGGAGCTGTACCGCCACGGCGACTTCGCCGGGGCCGGTGTGCTTGCCAACTTCTCCACCCTGGACAGCGCGTCTGCTCCAGTCAAAGTCAAATCCCGCCGCAGTCGCGCGGCATCTCAGATCTTCCAGGGGTACGCATGAGCAGCAAGGGCCTGTGGGTCAGCCCCACCGAGTTCGTCACTTTCGCTGAGGCAAGGGGCGACAAGAGTCTCACCGACCACATCGCCAGCCGTGGCCGCAGCTTCGATGCGCAAGCACTTGGCATGTACCTGCCCAACCCGGACCCGATCCTCAAGGCCCAGGGTAAGGACGTCAAGGTCTACCGCGACCTGCGTAGCGCTGCCCTGGTGGGCGGTAACATCCGGCGCCGCAAGTCCTCAGTACTCGCTCTGGAGCGGGATCTGAAGCGCGGGCAAGCGCCTGTGCGGGTAGAACGCTTCGTCCGCGGCTGGCTGGCCGACCTCGACCTGGACCGCATTGTCCGCGAGCTGCTCGATGCCGCGCTGTTCGGCTATCAGCCGGTCGAACTGATGTGGAAGTCGGTCGGCCTGCACCTTGTGCCCGACGATCTCCTGGGCAAGCCTGCCGAATGGTTCCTGTACGACCAGGACAACCAGTTGCGCTTCCGTGCTCGCGATGCGGGCATCCAGGGCGAGCTGTGCGACCCGCAGCGCTTTATCGTCGCCCGGCAGGATGCGACCTATAACAACCCGTATGGGTTCGCTGACCTGTCGATGTGCTTCTGGCCAGTGGTGTTCATGAAGGGCGGGCTGAAGTTCTGGGTCCAGTTCACCGAGAAATACGGCAGCCCGTGGCTGATCGGCAAGCATCCGCGTGGTGCGGCGACAAAGGAAACCAACGACCTGCTGGACAGCCTGGAGCAGATGGTCCAGGACGCAGTTGCTGTTATCCCGAACGACTCAAGCGTCGAGATCAAGGAGGCCGCCGGTAAGACCGGCAGTGCCGATGTCTATCGCGAACTGCTGATGTACTGCCGCAGCGAGATCAACGTAGCGCTGCTCGGCCAGAACCAGACCACCGAAGCAAACTCGAACCGCGCCAGCGCAATGGCCGGACTGGATGTGACCGAGGACATTCGTGACGGGGATGCCAGCATCGTCGCCGCAACGCTCAACGCTGCGATCCGCCTTGTGGTCGATCTCAACTTCGGTGAAGACGTTGACGCCCCGATCTACGAGCTGTGGGAACAGGAGCAGATCGACAAGACCCTGGCAGAGCGGGACAAGTCACTGACAGAGTCGGGAGTGAAGTTCACCGCTGCTTACTGGCAGAGGACCTACAACCTCCAGCCAGGCGACATCGTTGAAGTCGCCCCGGTCACCCAGCCCGAGTTTGCCGAAGCCCCGAGCCTTCGCCCGGTCCTGGATCAATACGCACTCGACCAGGCTATTGGAGGCCTGGCTGCAACGGAGCTGCAGCAGCAGGCCGAGCAGGCGTTGCTTCCTGTGATCGAGGCGCTGCAGCAGGACCGCGACGAGTCCGAAGTGCTGGGATTGCTGGCTGAGCTGGCTCCAGACCTGGACACCAGCGGATTGCAACAGAACCTCGCCCGGTTGATGTTCATCGCCGACACCTGGGGCCGCCTGAGCGCCTCGGCTGACCTGGAGGACTGAGCATGGCCAAGCCGGTCAATCCCGTTGACCTCAAGGCGATCTTCGGCCTTGAGCCTGCTGCCGCGATCACGTACTTGAAGAGCAAGGGCTATGCGATCACCTGGGACTGGCAGGACATGCTTGATGCTGCTCACGACCAAGCTTTCACTGTTGCAAAGGCGATGCGCCTGGACCTGCTGTCGGATATCCGCGAGTCCCTTGAGCGTGCGCTGAAGGAAGGCCGGACATTAAAGCAGTTCACGACTGAGCTGCAGCCGATCCTCGAAAAACAGGGCTGGTGGGGTAAGCAAGTGATCGTCGATAGCCAGGGCGAAGCTGAGCTTGTGCAGTTGGGCAGTCCGTACCGGCTCAAGACCATCTACCAGACCAACCTGCAGAGCGCTTACATGGCCGGTCGCAAGGCTGCCATGGAGGACGCGAGCGAAACGCATCCCTACTGGCGGTATGTGGCGATCATGGACGGCAAGACACGGCCAAGCCATGCCGCACTCAACGGCGTCGTGTATCGCCACGACGACCCGGTCTGGTCAGCAATCTACCCGCCGAACGGATTCAACTGCCGCTGCCGCGTCACTGCACTCTCTGAAGCTGCCATGAAACGCCGCAAGCTGACGCTCGTATACAGTGCCGACACTGTGCGTCAGGAAACTGTTGAGGTGGGAGTGAACAAGCGCACTGGGGAAATCAGGACAGCTGAGGTCACCGTAGTGAGGGTTACCGGATCGGATGGCAAGGTCCGCCAGTTCCGCACTGACCCAGGATTCAACCATAGTCCAGGCGAAGGCCTGGCCGACGTACTGAAGGCGAAGGGGGCTGCATGATCACGCTTGAACTTGATCACCAGGATATTCAGCGAGCACTTTCCAGGGTCGAGTGGGCTGTCGGTGAGCTGGCACCATTGATGCGGGGTATCGCTGCCGAGTTCGCCAGCATCACTGAAGAGAACCTGGAAGACGAAGGCCAATCAGGTAACGCATGGCCGACGCTATCCGATGTCACCACAGCGAACCGCGAGGCCGCAGGTACTTGGCCAGGCCAGATGCTCCAGATTAGCGCAGGCGGACTGGCTGCCTCGATCACGACTCATGCCGATAGCAGCAGCGCCTTGGTCGGCAGCAATAAGGTGTATGCGGCGATGATGCATTTCGGGGGCGAGAAGCAGGAGTTCCCGAACCTGTGGGGCGATATCCCGGCGAGGCCCTATCTCCCCATGGACGAAGACGGCAAGTTGCAACCCGAGGCCGCAGAGTCGATCCTGGATCTCGCACTTGCTCACCTGGAAAAGGCCGCTCGCCGGTAGCGGCCTCTGGAGCGCCAAAGCTGTTCGGGCGCTCCGGTTCATCCGGCAATCGCCTTGCAACGCTGTTTGCTGCTTTACAGGGCTTTATAAAACCTAGTCCGTATGCTGTCCGGCGCTTCACTTCTCATCTGTAGCCAATCCCCAGCATCGCCACTCTTTAAACCCGATTAAAAGTCAGGCCGGCATCGGCAGGTCAGGCTGTGCGCATCGTCATCAAACGCAGCGCGCAGCTCATGAAACCACTGCACATCTTCAAATCTGGCAAGCACGTCGCCGCATCAGGTGACAGTTTCAACTTCAGCGAGTCGGACATAGCGGCAACTGTCCTGGCATATGACCCAGCCCTGCACGAAGCGCCGCTGGTGTTTGGCCACCCTAAGCACGACGCCCCAGCCGGCGGCTGGGTCAAGTCACTGGCCATTTGTGCTGACGGCTTGGAGGCTGTACCGCACGAAGTTGATCCGGCTTTCGCCGAGCTATTGGCCGGCAAGCGATACAAGAAAATCTCTGCTTCTTTCTATCACCCCGACTCGGCGAACAATCCCGTCCCCGGCGTGTACTACCTGCGCCATGTCGGCTTCCTCGGTGCGCAGCCGCCAGCCGTAAAAGGCCTACGCCCCATCGAGCTGGCCGATGGCGAAGAAGGCGTCATCGAGTTCGGCGACTTCGGTCACGAAGCCAACGCCTCGATGTGGCGCCGCCTACGCGACTGGCTGATTGGCGAACGCGGCCTGGAAGTCGCAGATCAGGTCATCCCTGATTGGCAGATCAGCAGCCTCGCCGAGGCTGCGCGTGAGCACGAACCGCGCCCGTCCTTTTCTGAACCCACCCCACCCATCACCGAGGAATCCATCGTGAAGCCCGAAGAGATCGCCGCCCTGCAGGCGGAAAACGAGCGGCTGAAAGGCCAGGTGCATCAGCACCAAGAGCAGACCCGAAAATCTCGCCTGGAAGGTATCCATAAAGGCCATGTCGCCTTCGCAGAGGGCCTGATCAGCGAAGGTCGCCTGCTGCCCAAACACGCCCCCGCACTGATCGCCGTCCTCGACTTCGCCGAGTCGAGCGACCAGCCCCTGGAATTCGGCGAAGGTACCGAACGCCTGCCGGTCGCTACCGGCCTGAAGGCGATTTTCGGCGACCTGCCAAAGCAGATCGACTTCGCCGAAAAGGCCAGCAAGGGACGCCACGGCGGTGGCTCGGTCAAGGCCGACCTGGAGTTTTCCGAGAAGAACACCGACCCCGACCGTCTCGACCTGCACCAGCGTGCGGCGGCGCTGGCCGCCGAGAAAAACATCCCTTACGAGTCGGCCGTCCGCCAACTCATCTAATCCCCAGGAGCCACCATGGCAGATCGCTTGAGTAAACTCCGGGTCGTCGATCCGGTACTGACCAACCTGGCGCGGGGCTACCGCAACGCCCAATTTATCGGCGAAGCCTTGTTCCCAATTGCGTTCATGGACAAGGAAGCAGGTGTCATTCCGCTGTTCGGCAAGGAAGCATTCGAGCTGTACGACACAGAGCGAGCGCTGCGGGCGCAGTCCAACATCATGAGCCCGGATGATGTTGACGGACTGGACGTGGTGCTGCGCGAGCATGACATCGCATATCCGGTGGATTACCGGGAACAGAGCGAAGCCATGTTCGACGCGGAGGTGCGGGCCTCTCGCCGTGTTGTCGACATCATCGACCTGCGCCGTGAGGTCGCCTGCGCCAAGCTCGCACAAAACCCCGGCACCTACCTGGCTGGCGCCAAGGTCACCCTGGCCGGCTCCAGTCAATGGAGCAATGGTGGTGGTGATCCGGTCCAGGATGTGGAACGTGGCAAAGAAGTCATTCGCAGCCGTATCGGTGTCCGTCCCAACACCATGACCATGGGCGCCTCTGTGTATGCCTCGCTCAAGTTCCACCCGAAGCTGCAGGAAGCACTGGGCAGCAACGAGCGCAAGCTGATCACCCTGGAGCACCTCAAAGCCCTGTTCGGCATCCCTGAAATCCACATCGGTGAGGCGTTGGCCAACGTCGGCGCCGTCGGTGATGTCTGGAGCGACAGCCTGCAGTTGGCTTACGTGACCAAGCCGCAAGGCGGTACCCAGGCCAGCTACGAAGACCCAAGCTTCGGTTACACCCTGCGCCGCAAGGGCATGCCCGAGATCGACACCTTCGATGCGTCGGGCGGCAAGCTCCACTACGTGCGCAACACCGACATCTACAAACCCGTGGTCGTCGGCGCCGATGCTGGCTACCTGATCTCCGATGTCAACGGCTGAGGTGACCCATGGCTGCGAAATCCACGCCCCAGGAACAGAAACCCGAGGCAGTCCAGGATCTGGAGCCGAAACCTGCCCAGGCCTCTGATGCGCCGGGAACTGGCACCACTGATCAGGATCGGCAAGCCTCGGCCAACGGCGGTGCGCCCCTGGACCCCGAACCCGAGCCGGAACCTGAGCCCGCAACGCGCGGCTACCGGGTCACCACCCGCAGTGATGTGCTGCTCAACGGCCAGCTGTACACCGAAGGTGCCGAGCTTCTGCTCGCCGATGCCGTGGCGTTGCCTCTGCTGAAAAACGGCTGCATCAAGCCGAAGGAAGGTATCCAGTGAAGACCAAACAAACTGTGCTCACTACCTCGCTGCTCGCCCTGGTCGACCTGCCGCGTCACCGTTTCGCAGGCCTGGACGGCGCTCTATGCGCTGCCGGCGCCAAGTCCCTGGGGACGGTGGCGGTGGACACCGAAGCTGGCAACGTCGCCCCCGTCGATGTCCTGGGTATCTGCCTGGTCACCAGCGCCGGGGCGATCACGGCAGGTGTCGAAGTCGAGTCGGATGCTACAGGTCGTGCTGTCGCACTGAGCACCGGAAAAAGCAACGGCATCGCCCTTGATGTTGCCTCGGCGGCAGGCGAAATCATCCGCATCGTGCGCGGGATCTGACCATGCGCTACTGCACCCGCAACGACATTGGCCGGGCGATCCCAGAGCTGACGCTGGTCCAGCTCTCGAATGATGATCCCACCGCCGAGGCCCCTGACGAAGGCGTGATCGAGGACGGTATCCGCCAGGCCGAGGAACTGGTGGACGGCTACCTGCGTGGCCGCTACGACCTGCCACTCGATCCAGTGCCAACCGTGTTACGGGATGCCGTGGTGCTGCTTGCCAGGCACTGGCTCTACCAGCGCCGGCCAGAGGGCGCCATGCCTGATGCGGTGAAGGACAGCCGCAAGGACACCATCAAGCTGCTGGAAAGCATCCGTGATGGTGTCGTCACCCTGGGCATGCCCACCGGTCAAGCAGCACCCGAGCCTGGCGAAATCCGTGTCCGCTCCCGTCGTCAGCAGTTTGGCGATGATGTCTGGAGGGGCTACTGATGGCGCCGAAGACTCAGACCACGGTACTGCAGGAGGCGCTGCTGGCTCGCTTGCAGGAACACTTCGCTCGGGAGCTGTCGGTGGAGCTGTTCCCGGAAGCACCAGGACAGTACCGCCTTAACCACTCCCGTGGCGCCATCCTGGTGGCATACGGGCGCAGCAAGTTCAACAACTCCGATGCAACCGATGCCGCTTTCCAGGAACGCCAGTTGGTCTTCCGTCTGACACTGGTGTTCCGCCAGCTCAATGGCAAGGACGGCGTCACCAGTTACCTGGACCGCATCCGCGAAGTGCTTACCGGCTGGTACCCACCACACTGCGACCGTGCATGCCAGCCATTGATGGAGCAGTTCCTGGGACACACCCAAGGCGTCTGGCAGTACGCCCTGGACATCGCCACTGGTGCAACCCAGATCCAGGTCGTGGCACCAGATAACAGTCCGCTCCTGATCCGCGCGGACTTCGAACAGGAGGGCTTTCAATGAAGCTCACTCGCTATATCTACAACGGTCCGCAGAGTGCAGCCTGTCTGCGCACCGGCAACGAATTGCTCGACGTACAGCTATGGCCAGGCCAGGCGGTCGATCTGCCTGCCGACCATGACTACACGAAAGTGTTGCTGGAGCTGAAGCACCTGACTCTGCCTGACACTGCAAAACCTGCGAAGCCAGGCGCTGCCGCGAAGAGCGAAGGAGATCAAGCCAATGGCAGCTAACTACCTGCACGGCATCGAAACGACGGAAGTCGAGCGCGGACCTCGCGGGACCCGTGTCGTCAAGTCGGCGGTCATCGCGCTGATCGGCACCGCGCCGACCGGGCCGGTGAAGAAGCTGACGCTGTCGCTCAACGACATCGACGGCGCCCAGTTCGGCAGTCACCTGCCGGGCTTCAGCATTCCCGAGGCGCTGGACGGCATCTACGACTTCGGGGCCGGCACGGTCCTGGTCTACAACGTCCTCGATCCCGCTGTGCATCGCACCAGCGTTCCTGGTGTCGCTGGCCAGTTCGCTGACAATGACCTCCTGCAGCTGGATCACGGCGCATTGCAGGCCCTGACTGTGAAGTCCGAAGACGGTAGCACCTCCTATGTCCTGGGCACCGACTACAGCGCCGATCTGCTCAGCGGTCTGGTCCGGCGCATCAGTACCGGTGGCATCGCAATCAATGGCAAGGTAAAGATCGATTACACCTATGCCGACCCCGCCAAGGTCACCCCTGCGGATATCATCGGTGCTGTGTCGGTCGCAGGCCAACGCAGCGGTTTGCTCGCCTTCCAGGACAGCTACAACGAGTTCGGCTTCTTCCCGAAGATCTTCATCGCGCCGGGCTTCAGCACTCTCAATGCTGTCAGCGTCGAGCTGATCGCCTCGGCAACCAAGGTCGGCGGCGTCACCTACATCGATGCGCCCATCGGCACTACCGTGCAACAGGTCATCTCGGGACGTGGGCCGGCGGGTGTGATCAACTTCAATACAAGCAGCGACCGTGCACGCCTGTGCTATCCGCACGTCAAGGTCTACGACGCAGCCAGCGGCGAGCGCTTGCAGCCGCTGTCGATCCGCGCCGCCGGCCTACGGGCGAAAGTCGACAACGACAACGGCTACTGGTGGAGCAGCTCCAATAAGGAGCTGCTGGGCGTGATTGGACTGGAGCGTCCCCTGACTGCCCGAGTCGACGACCCGAGCAGCGAAGTGAACCTGCTCAACGAGAACGGCATCACCACGGTGTTTAATTCGTTCGGCACTGGTCTGCGGCTGTGGGGCAACCGCACGGCGGCATGGCCGACCGTGACGCACATGCGCAACTTCGAAAATGTGCGGCGCACGAAAGACATCATCGACGAGTCGATCCGCTACAGCTCGCTCCAGTTCGTCGACATGCCGATCACGGACGCTCTGATCGAGAGCATCACCGAGAGCGTCAACCAGTTCATGCGCAAGTTGATTGGTGATCAGGCGCTGATCGGGGGTGAATGCTGGTATGACCCTGCACGCAACCCACAGACCGAGCTGGAACTGGGACACGCCCTGTTCAACTACAAGCTCACAGTGCCGCTGCCGTTCGAACGTGGCACCTTCGAAACTGAAATCACCGGGGAATACCTGGTCAACCTGGGAGCCTCGTAATGGCAGGGTACAGCGCACACCGCATCACCAACGCATCCCTTTACCTTGACGGCAACAGCTTCTTCGGACGGGTGGAGGAAGTTGACCTCGGCACGGTGAAGACTGTCATGAGCGACTTCCAGGGCCTGGGCATGGTAGGCCTGATCGAGCTGCCGGATGGCATCGACAAGCTGGAAGGCAAGATCGTCTGGAACAGCTTGTACTACGACGCTGCAAAGCGGTTCGCCACGCCGTTCAAGACGGTGCAACTGCAGCTCCGCTCCAACGTCCAGGTCTTCAACAGCGCCGGCCTGGTGGACGAGCAGCCACTAGTCACGCTGATGACCGTGATGTTCAAGGAGTACCAGCTGGGGACGTACAAGCCGCGCGATCCGACAAAGTTCGAATCGCCGTTCTCCTCGATCTACGTTCGACAGGTGCTCAACGGCAGCGAGGTGGTGTTGCTCGACTACCTGGCCAACATCTTCAAAGTCGGGGGTGTGGATCAGTTGGCCAAGTATCGGAAGAATATCGGGCAGGCGTGATTAGCCGGACAGACCGAAGTGAGAGGTAACTAGGCGGGATCCGACCGACAGTACCTCTCCAGCCAGGCTGCCCAGGATGCTCTTGGTCCCGCTCTTTGTGGCATCGACAAGCTGGTCGCCCAAGGATGGGCCTGTGGTGAGGCTGGCGGGCGTGGCCTTGAGTGCTTCAAGACCTTTCGCAGTGAGTATCGCATCCAGGTATCCGACGTTTTGAATCTTGGCTTGGAATTTCAGGTAACCCGCGTCGGCCAGCCAGTCAACGCTGGCGACGAAAAAACGACCAATTTCGTTGGGGACTTCGATGCCCAAGTGATCGTTCATCGAAAAACCGTCGATCACAAACTCACTGATCTTGAGGCCACGAGGTACAGGGAATTTCTCGTACAACGCGCCAAGCACCTGGCCGGCGAATTCATCAAACTGTTGGATATTGGAGGCGGTCATGTCCTTGACTCCTGGGCAAGAAAAGAAAAGTGTGCAGAGCATGGAAGACATCATGAGCTGCGTGGATATGCAGGTTCGCCGGGATTGCGATCTGATGCGTGCGCGACATTACTGGGAGAAGACCTTGGAGGAAACCCCCAGGGAGATCCTGGTGGAGGCACTGAGCCTGTCCCTGGCGACAGGCCGCTATCAGAAGACGCCTCGCTGTCGTTGCTGTAGAACCAGCTAACCCATCCAAGCCCCGCATCAGCGGGGCTTTCTCTTTAAACCCGATTAAAAGCCAGTACTACGACCAGGTGCGATGCTCAAGGCTCTTTCAGAGTAACCGATAAACCCGGAGCATCAGATGGCCGATCCACTCAGCATCCCCCTCAAGGTTCCCTTCACTAATGCCGTTGGCGTCCGCGTCGAATCGCTGCCGGTAAAACGCCTCAAGCGCAAAGACCTGGCAGCCGCACACACTTATTCGAAGGACGAAGTCGCCCAAGAGGACTTCCTGTTCGCCAAAATGACCGGCTTGACCGTGGAAGACCTGGGCGAACTGGACATCGCAGATTCGCGGGTCGTGAGTGACGTGTTTCGCGAAATGGCTGGCGGCGGAGACATCGCTGTTGTCCTGGGACGCCGCGCTGCTCCTGGTCCTGAGGATGCAGCCGTCGGAGATCCGCAGGCTGACCATGGATGACTACTGGCGGTGGTGCGAGGTGTGCGAGCGGGAGATCAATCGCCGCGTTGAAGCCGCCGAGCAGCTGAACCGGCGATAAGGGCAGTCAGTCCGGTAATCAATCCAGCAATCAGGGCACCACCTGCCGCAATGGGGGTGGCTGCCAGAGCCAGCACCGGCAGCCCCACGCAGAACATCAGTACCGCAAGCCAGAGCGGTAGATGAGCCAGGCAAAGCCAGGCGAGCCAGATCACACCCGCGCTAATTGCGAGTGCATAGAGGGTCTTGGCGGTGATCACAGCGACTTTTTCGAACATTCCAGCAGCGTAGCAAACTATGGCCAATGAAGTCCTGGTTGGATTAAAGATCGGCGCGGCGGTGTCCGGCAGCCTGCATGCCGCGTTCGGCACCGCGAAATCAACGGTGCAACAGCTCGGTCGTGCGACGGATGGCCTGACGGCAAAGCAGAAACTCATCGGCACAGAGCTCTCTGCCGCGCTTGCCCGTGGCGGTACTGGACTTGAGCGTATGCGCCGCCAGTACGACCAGATTGGCCGGAGCATCGAGCAGCTCAAACTCAAGCAAGAGCAGTTGAATATAAGCATTGCGCGTGGTGAGACGCTGAAAAATTCTCGCGTGGATCTTCGCGGCCAAGCAATGGAAACAGTCGGCACTGCTGTTGCCCTGGGGGCACCAATAGCACAGTCGATGCGGACTGCTATCGACTTCAAAGATCAGACAAACGACATCGCCATCACAGGCGGCTTCGATGATGCACAGGAAAAGGGCCTCGGCAATGTCATGAGAGGGGCCGCCCTCAAATGGAATCAAACCCAGACTGAAGTCGCGAAAGGTACTGCTGTGCTCATTGCTGGCGGCATTTCGAGTGCTAAGGAACTGGAAGCCTATTCGCCTTTAATGGCGAAGTTTGCAACAGCAACACGGGCTAGTATGGATGACCTTGGTTCGGTCGCGATTGCCCTGAACGATAACCTCGGCATTAGTGCTGCGGGGTTTGAACGCTCTATGAATATGCTGGCCTCCGCTGGCAAAAGCGGCCAATTCGAACTCGCCGACATGGCCAGATGGCTGCCTCAACTGACGCCTCAATTCGCAGCATTGGGCATCACGGGGGAGCGAGCCGTTGCTGAAATCGGCGCCTCACTCCAAATTGCCCGCCGCGGTGCTGGTACGAACGACGAAGCCGCTAATAACTTCAAGAACTTCCTATCCAAATTGACGGCCAAGGACACACTCAAGTCATTTGAAGGGGCAGGTATAAACCTGCAGAGCGCAATGACGAACCTCGTTGGTAAAGGACTTACGCCAGTCCAAGCGATGCTTGAGATCATCACTCAATATGTTGGAAGTAAAGGGCCGAAAGCAGCTGGCGAATTTCAGAAGGCCATGACCATCAAGGACGATGCAGAGCGAGAGGCCGCCCTAAAGCGTTTAAACGAAGCCTACAAGCTCGGTGAGCTATTCGCTGATATGCAGGTGCTCTCCTTTGTTCGGCCTGCTATGGCGAACCGTAAGGACTTGAACGAGATACAAAAAAAAAGCATCAGTGATGCCGACAAGGGGGTTGGTGATGCTGACTGGAAAAAACGCATGGAAAGCCCCAAGGAGCAGCTGAAACAGCTCAGGATTAACCTGTCCGACATCGGTATCTCCATTGGTAGTGCGTTGATTCCCGCGCTTGTTGACGTGACGAAAGCAGTCGTCCCTGTGATGCAGGCATTCTCAGCCTGGGCCAGCGAAAATCCCGAAGCCATCAAGGGAGTTGTCGGCCTTGTAGCTGGCTTGTTGGTCGGCAAGCTCGCATTCATCGGCCTGGCCTACGGCGTGAACCTGGTGCTGTCTCCCATTGTCGCCATGAGAACCACCATCACCAGCCTATCCGCCAAATGGACGCTCCTGCGCGCCATCTGGCAGATGGGCAAGTTCGCGCCCGTGATCACCGGGCTGACCCGCGTTGCTTCGGGAATCGGAACTGTGTTGCGCTTCAGCGGGCTGTTTCTGCGTGGTGTGGCGATGGCCTTCGGCGCGCCGCTGATGATGGCAGGTCGCGGCGTTCTGGCTCTGGGCAAAGTGCTGGGTGGAACGTTGTTGTTCGGCCTCAAGCTTGCTGGCCAGGCAGTCCTTTGGCTTGGCCGCGCGCTGTTGATGAACCCCATCGGCCTGGCGATCACAGGGATCGCCGTCGGTGCTTACCTGATCTACCGCTACTGGGCGCCTATCAAAGGCTTCTTCGCCGGCCTGTGGAGCGAGATCAAGACTGGGTTCAACGGGGGCCTCGCCGGCATCGTCGGCCTGATCGCGAACTTCTCACCCCTCGGGTTGTTCTACCGTGCGTTCAGCGGTGTCATGAGTTACTTCGGGGTCGAGTTGCCGGCGAAGTTCAGTGACTTCGGCGGCATGATCATCACAGGCCTGGTCAACGGCATTGGCAACGCTTTGACTGCTGCCAAAGAGTCGATTGTTGGTGTTGGCACGTCCATCAAGGGCTGGTTCACAGAGACGCTCGGTATCCAGTCGCCAAGTCGGGTGTTCATCGGCTACGGCGCGAACATCAGCGAGGGTGCAGCCATCGGGATCACTGGGCAGGCTGGACTTGTTCGCCAAGCCGCTCTTGGCCTGTCCGGGGTTACCGCTGTTGAGCTGGCGTCCCCCAAGGTTCTGCCACCAACGATGCCGTTGATGCCTGAGCCTAATGTGGTTGGTGTGATGCCGGCCTTTCAGCGACAGGTCTCGTTCGCGCGTGAAAAGCTGCCATCGCCGAATCTGCTGCCGTCGATGAAGCCCCAGATGTCAGAGACGTCTATCCAAGGCCTGTCGCCTGCAGTGCAGAACCGGGTCTCCCTCGTGCCTGAACGGCTACCATCTGCGAAGCTGTTGCCGTCGATGATGCCCCAGATGTCAGAGACATCTATCCAAGGCCTGTCGCCTGCAGTACAGAACCAGGTCTCGTTCGTGCCTGAATGGCTGCCATCTGCGAAGTTGTTGCCATCGATGATGCCCCAGATGCCAGAGACATCTATCCAAGGCCAGTCGCCTGCAGTGCAGAACCAGGTGTTACCACGCGCTGACATCACACCTCAATCACCGCAGCGCCCACCGCCACGCCCTGATGCAGTGTCTCTTGCAAGCCGTATGGGGGGGCCTGGCAGCGCCCAAGCCGGAAGTCCAGATAGCATGGTCGTTCACTACTCACCGAAGATAACGTTGCCCGCAGGCGCGCCGCCCCAGCAGTTTGATCAGGCCTTGCGAAGCAGCTACGACGAGTTCGTGCGTTTCATGGAGCGCTTTCAACATGATCAACGACGCCGCAGTTATGGCACAGGAGAAGTCTGATGTTTGCGATCCTGGGCGACATCGAGTTCACCGTCGCAGGCGGCATTGTTGGCATGGAGCTGCGCAGCGCTGCCGAGTGGGCTCAGCACGCCCGTATAAAAGGAAAGCCTCTCTTGGAGTGGGTCGGTGAAGGGCTGGACGAAATCAATCTGAGCATCGAACTGCACCCTCGGCTCGGAGATCCTGATGCCCGCTGGAAGGCGTTGCGCGAGGCGAAGGCGAACCACGAACCGCTCGCCCTGGTGCTCGGCAATGGTGACTACCTCGGCCCCCAAGTTATTGCGGACCTGAACCTGGTTCACCGCAGGATGACCGAGACCGGTCAGCTCGGTTCGTCCACAGTACAGCTGAGCCTTCGTGAATACACAGGGGCCTTCATTCGCAAAGTGCGGGCAACACCAGGTCTGGTCAGTCCGGACTTGGGTGGTACCCCTGCGGCAGCAGCTGGGTCGCCCGGTCTGTTGTCGAAATTCTTGCCATCCCCGACAACCACACAATTGGTAATCGGTCATGCAAAGACCGCTGCCAACATTCTCCAGGCCGGAAAGAACTTGTACGACCAAGTCAAAAGCGGAAACGCCTTGATGTTGCTCAATCAAGTGCCGCAACTGCTGGGTGTGACAGCACAGGTCATTGGGCCGCTGACGGGACTGACCGAAGCAGCGGGCTTGCTGAAGGACGGTGCGGACCTGGCCAAGGTAGGTGAAGAGGTCCTGGGCAATGTCATGGGCGCGCGCTCTAGCCTGAACCCCGTTGATCTCGGCAATATCGTCGAGCGCTTTTCGGCGTCTCGGGACTCTCTCGACCAGGCGCTGACGACAATGGATGGCGCCCGGACTCGCCTGGCCGGACTGGCTGCGCAAGTTATCACCAGGAAGGCCTGACCATGTTCCTCATCCACGTCACGACCGAGGGCGAGCGCTGGGACACTTTGGCTTGGCGCTATTACGGCGACGCACATCGCTACCAGCCCATCGTCCAGGCAAATCGGCATGTACCGTTGGATGCCGCGCTGCCTGCCGGTCTGACTCTGGCCATCCCAATGCTTGAACAACAACCCATTACCGAGGATCTCCCACCGTGGATGCGTTGACCCCGAACCAGGTTCCCGAAGCGCGGTTCGTGCTGAGCTATCAGCACCGCAACATCACCCATGACATCAGCCGGCACCTTGTATCCCTGACATACTCGGATTACCTCACCGGCCAGGCCGACAGCTTGGACATCGAGCTGGAGGACACCGAGGGGAAATGGACGGACGCCTGGTATCCGGGCCATGGCGACCTGCTCACCTTATCGATGGGTTGGCAGGGCAAGCCACTGCGCACGCTGGGCAACTTCGAAATCGACGAGGTGGAGCTGAATGCCCCCCCTTCGACAGTCAACATCCGCGCCCTTGGTGCCGGCATCCAGTCTGCACTGCGCACCACAGAACACCGTGCCTACGAAAACACCACGCTCGATGCCGTCGCAAAGCAGATTGCCGCACGCCAGGGCATGGAGCTTGTTGGGCGCATTGAGCCGATCAAGCTGGACCGGCTGACCCAGCAGGACTCTGACCTGGCATTTCTGCGCGAGCTGGCGGGGGAGTACGACTATGCGTTTAAGGTCGCTGGTAAACGCATGGTGTTTCACGCCATCAGCGACCTGGCCAAAGGCAAGCCGGTGGCCAGCCTGCCGCTGACCGAGCTGGCCAACGTTCGGTTACGGGACCAGATCACTGTCGTGCCACAGAAGGTCGCGGTCAAACACAAGGAGCCAGCACAGAAAAAGCTGATCTCCTACGACATCGTGAACGGCGAAACCGTGGCCGTGCCCAGCAGCTCCAGCAAGGCAACCACCAGTGCTGACACAAAGAAACAACGGAAGCGGGCTGCATCGGAAGAGGTGGCGAAAGCCAAAGCCAAAGCCGACCTGGCGCGCTCCAACCGTGAGCGAACCACCGGTGGGTGGACTGCGATGGGACGGCCTGAGCTGGTCAGCGGCAACGTTGTGACGCTGATCGCTGCCGGCAAGCTGGGTGGTGATTACTTGATCACCGCGGCACATCATCGCATTACACGCGATGGCGGTTATACCGTAGACCAGGAAGCATGCCGGGTGGCAGCGACATCGATCTCCTTGGCCAAGGACGGCGTCAAGCCTGACTTGGCACTATCAACCTACGGTCCGCAGCGTGAGGTCGTGGCCTGATGGGCGTTGAACTGGAGTACGGTGAGGTCAGCGCCGTGGACTATCTGACGTGTCGCATCCGTGTGCGCCTGGATGACCGGGACGGTGTCGAGAGCTACTGGCTCAATGTGCCACAGCGGAACTCCCAAGGAACGAAACGCCGCCCGTTGATGCCGGAGCTGGGCGAACAGGTGGCGGTGTTGTTGGACGCTGATGGTGTGGGCGGGGTCTATCTGGGGGGCATCTATTCAACTGCTGAGCCACCACCCGTGCTGGATCAAGACACGGACTATGTGCGATACAGCGATGGGACGGTTATCACCTACAACCGGGCTGATGGGGTAATGGAACTGGACAATGTCGGGGACCTGGTACTGACATGCGGTAGAGGCGTGACATTGAAGTCTGGTATGCCAGTGACCGTGAATGCACCTTCTGCAGCGCTGAAGATCCCTCTGGTCACGCTCGATGGCAATCTGCAGGTCAATGGCGATATCAATGCGACGGGCAAGGTCATGGACGTGGGTGGGAACTCAAGCAACCACTCTCATTGATACAGTGCTCTTTAAACCCGATTAAAAGCCGGTGATGTCCGACCTTCTCATCATTGGCGCATGACTACGCCAACTCCCTACACCGACATCACCGCCGCTCATTGGCAACCCGCCCTCGGCACCTCCGGCGAGGTGGTCCAAGGTCTGCGCGACATCGACCAGGCCATCCGCATCATCCTGACGACCCCAAAGGGCAGCGACTCACACCGCCCCGAGTTCGGTAGCGACCTGCACCTCTATATCGACTGGCCGACCAACCAGGTCACACCGTACCTGGTACGAGAGTCGATTGAGGCCATTCGCCGCTGGGAGACCCGCGTATCTGTTGTCCAGGTACAGGTTCAGATCGACGGCGCGGATATCATGCTGCGTGTGGTGTGGCGTGTGGCTGATGGTGTCGCCCAGATGACGGAGGTACCTTATGCGCGAGCTGCCTAAACCTGAGTTCGTCAAGATCGACCCGGCCGCCGTTGAAGCCGAATTGATCGCGCGCTATGAATCGAAGTCGGGCAAAACGCTCTATCCGGCGCAGATCGAGCGCCTCTTCATCGACCTGATCGCTTACACCAAATCGCGTCTGGACATGGCCGTACAGCACGCTGGCGAACAGCTCCTAGTGCGTTTTTCAAGCGGTCCGATCCTCGACTACCTGGGTGAACTGGTGGCGACACCGCGCTTGCTGGCACAACCAGCTCGATGCCAGATTCGCTTCAGCATGTCCTCGGCTCGATCCCTTGTGCTGATCATCAGTGCGGGCACGCGCGTCAGCACCCAGGATGGGAAGCTGACCTTTATCACTGAACAGGACGCTCAAATTGCGCCAGGGCAGCTTCAGGTCGTGGTGACCGCCACCTGCCTGACAGCAGGTACCCAAGGCAACGGTTGGGCCGTTGGGCAGATCAATGTGATCAGCAACAGTCCATTGCCAGGCCTGCTCGCGGCGAACACATCTGAAACCGCAGACGGCGCCGAGGACGAGGACGACGAGCGCTATCGTGAGCGCATCATTCTAGCACCGGAAGCATTCAGCAATGCAGGAAGCCGGGGAGCGTATCGGTATCACGCATTGGCGGTGCATCAGTCGATCATTGATGTAGCTGTGCATGGGCCAGACGACGGGCAGATTGACGGCCATGTTGCACTTTTCCCACTCACAACCTCGGGACTCCCGACTGCCGAGCTGCTGCAGCAGATCAAGAGTCAGGTTTCAGGTGAGAAGCTGCGGCCCCTTTGCGACACCGTACATGCCATTGCACCTACCGAGGTGCCTTACCAGATCAAGGCGCGTATCACCTTTTATGACAACGCTGATCGTGCTGAAGCAATGAAGGCGGTCGAGGCTCGTGCCGAGGCGTATGTCGTTGAGCGTCGGGCCGGCCTCGGCCGTGATCTTGTCCCGGAACAGATCACGGCGTTACTCCAGGTGAACGGCGTCTATCGTGCGGAGCTGGAGGCTCCTGCTTCCTTGCGCGAGCTGGCGAGCAATGAGTGGGCGAACTGCGGTTCGATTCTCCTGGAGGATGCAGGGGTAGCCTATGGCTAACCAACAGTTGCCAACTGCGCTGGCCGGCGATGAGCGTTTTGCTCTGCTCTGCGAGCTGCTCGACGAGACCTGCAGCAGTCTCGACATCAACACGATGCTCGTCTACCTGGTTGATCTGGTGAAACCGAACCTCCTGCCAGTCCTTGCGGATCAGTTCTCCCTGATTGACGAGGCTGCCTGGCTGTTGGCCGAGTCCGATGAGGCCAGGCGCAACCTGATCAAGAGTTCGGCCATGCTGCATCGATACAAGGGAACGCCCTGGGCCGTCAGGGAGGTCATCCGGTTGCTTGGCTTCGGCGAAGTAAGGATCCAGGAGGGGCTGGGTAACCAGACACACAATGGCTCGATCAAGCGCAACGGCAGCCATGTACACGGCGACCCATCCGCATGGGCACGCTACCGCGTGTTCCTGGACCGAGTCATCACCAACGACCAGGCCGCACTGCTGCGGCGTCTACTGCTTTCCGTTGCTCCTGCACGCTGCCGGCTGGTTTCGCTCGACTATCAAGCGGTCGCGATCCGGCATAACGGCGTTGCACGTCGCAACGGTACATACACCAGAGGAACTGTCTGATGGCTTCATTACCGGAACAATATGACTGGGCGCCAGGCATCTATCAGCTTGAGACTTCGGACCCTGTACTGGGCGGGCCGGAGGGCATCGACAACCTGCAGGCCAAACAGTTGGCGAGCCGAACACAATGGCTCAAGAACCAGCTTGCGGCTGGCGGAGTGAATGTTGTTGCGCCGCAGGTCGTGGGCAAAATCGCCGATCTAGGCGTGACCCGTTTTATTTCGACCACCGAGCAGACCACAGACCGGCCTGGCGGGATTGATTACGCCGCTGGCATACATGTGGCCTTCCCCGAAAACGGCTACGGCTTCGATTTGCTCGCTGGGGTCAGCAGCGAGCAATTCCTTGTTCGGAAAAATGTCCCCGGTGCACCCGGAGCATGGCGATTCCTTTTTCATAGTGGGAACTTCAACCCGGGGGAGAAGGCCGATAAAGCTACCTCTCTTGCGGGCTATGGTGTGACGTTTGCCACTCAGGGTGAGGCAGAGGCCGGATCAGACCCCAACAAGCCGATGAGCGCGCTGCGTGTGGCTCAGGCTATCGCTTCACGATTGTTCCAAGCCACCGAAACAGCATTGGGTATTGCAAAAATCGCAACCCAAGCCCTGGTCAACGCCAGGGTCGACGACAGCACGATGGTGACGCCTAGAAAGCTCGCGACCCAGCTCCCGCTTCGAGGTGTTGCGGTCTACGAAACGCCGGGGGTGTTTTCTTGGCTTGTACCGCCAGGCGTATCAAAGGCATGGGTTGAAGTGTATGGCGGCGGAGGCGGTGGTGCGATGAGCAGCACTGCGCCAGGTGCGAGTGGTGGTGGTGGAGGTGGCGTTGCGATGAAGCTGGTCGCACTCACACCTGGAGACGCGGTGATGATCACAGTGGGCCTTGGTGGCAATGGTGCGTCAGCGGACAAGGCGTCAGGCTCGGCAGGTGGAGCAAGTAGCTTCGGCTCCTTTTGCTCAGCTACGGGCGGTTTTGGAGGGCATGTGGACTCGACGTTGGGTGCACCTGGGACAGGTACCGGTGGAGATATCAACTATCGCATTGGCATCGGCGCTGGCCCTATCACGCCTCCTGCAGGTGGTCTGCATGGCGGCGCCGGTGGCGGTGGCGAGAGCGCTGCTGCCGGTGTTGATACAACCCGACCATCGCAACCAGGTATGGGCGGCGGCGGACGTATCTCTGGCGGTGGAGCACCTGGTGCCCACGGGGCCGTGAGGATTTATTACTAGAGGACCAGACTGATGTGGGCACGGATTGAGCAAGAAAAGGTTGCCGAGGTCACCGCGAATGACCCGGCAGGACGGTTTCACGAAGCGTTGATATGGATTGAGTGTGCTGGTGAGGTGCGTGAGGGATGGACGTATCAAGACCACCAATTCCGTCCACCGAGGCCATCACCGTATCACTCATGGGTAGACGGGCAATGGATGCTAGACCTGACTGCTGAAACCGAAGGGCTCAAGCAGCAGGCTCTTGCTGAGGTATCCAGGTTGATGGGCGCTGCGACTCAATCAATGGCGCCGTTGAAGGATGCTGTTGAACTAGATATCGCGACCCCCGCCGAGGTTGCACTCTATAGCGAGTGGCGGCTGTATCGGGTGGAGTTGAACCGGATCGAGCAGCAAGCTGGTTTTCCCCGTCAGATCACCTGGCCGGTCCTACCACTCTCCATCGGGTAA